CTTTCGTTACCAACGGAACGGTCAACTCATGGGGAGCGTCCTTTCTTTCCCGTTGCTCTGTATTGCGAACCTGTACTGCTTTGTCAAATCACTTGGCATCATGACAAGGTTCCTTTCCGGAGCCATCACTATGAATTCCCTCCCGGTTTTCGTCAACGGAGATGATATCTTTTTCATCTCCGATGCAGCCCACTATCAAAAGTGGCTGGCGACGATCCCCATTGTCGGGTTTTCTCCTTCTCAAGGAAAGAACTTCTTCCATCCTACTCTAGGCACGATGAATTCCGTCCCTATCGCCCTCGAGTCCCGGGTCATCCCCGCACTCCTTGGTGTCGACCGAATCATTAAGCGACTTCGTGTTTCTGAGCCTCCGACATGGCCCGATATCGAAGAACTTGGGCCGCTGCCCGACATTTCCGAAAAGCCCGCGTCCAACTTCGTAATTCTCGACTTCATGAATGTCGGATTACTCACTGGACAATCTAAGCTTTCCGGTCGTGCAGCACTTGCCGACATGCCCCTCCGAGATTGGTATGCCCTTTCTGTTCCTACCGCCATGACTCCAACGTTTGCACATAAACGATTCCTTCACTATCATCGTGATTCTATCGTCCGTCAGACGCGCTTCATGGAGAGCGGTACAATGAACATTTTTGCTCATCCACTCCTTGGCGGCCTCGGCTTCCCCCGGGTTGACGGGATTAATCCCAGTTATTCCCCGGACCAACGACGCTTAGCTTTTCTCCTTAAGGCAGCTTTACTCCGACCCTTTACTGGTCTGGAGACTGACTCGCCCTGGAGCCGCGTCCTTGTTCTTGCGAATAAGCAAAAATTATACCAAGGAGAGTCCCTTGGAAGAGCTGCTCGGTTTGTTCACCTTGAACCTTATCCCGAAACCGCCCCTGCCCCTCCGGGGTATGACCGGTATGTCGATAATTCCGTCACTCTTCCAACTTCCCTCTCTCGTCCCATGTTCCTTAGCCGTTCTTCGGTAGAGCCTGCGAGCCGTTTGGCCCCCTCTACCCTCCGTCGCTTGGTGAACTCTGGCAAGGATGTTGAAGGTTATCACCGACAACGTCACCTCCTTGACCCGGCCGAGATGGAAGACTTCCCTTACGCCTGCTACATCCGTATAGACCCGTCAGCACCTACTGACCTGGTCTCGCCGATCGATCTAGTCTTTCAGGACTTGAAGATCTCTGGCTCTGAACCTGCACCGCTCGTTCAGATCCCTCAAGAGACTTCAAAATTCTTAGAGACTTCCGTTCCTTCAGCCCTTGATGTTGAGGTGGAAGATTGGGAACTCCAGGACGACCTCCTAGTTCGTCCCTCCCTCTTCGTTGCGTCCCCGTTACAGGATCCTACGCCGACGCCAATTCAGAACTCCATTCGTAATCGTAACCTCGTTTTACGTCGAAATGCTGAGCTCCAAGCTTTGGCTCGCGGATATATCCTCCGGGACACTCCCGAAGTACAGCGGAGAAATATGGGGTCACAGTAGGCCTCTCATGAGGTGGACCAAAAAGGTGTTTCGGGTTATCCTGAAGCTTAATACTTCCTTACGAACCAAATCGTCGAGAGACTGCACGGCTCCTAATCTGCTGTGATGTACAGTCCGCCTGGGAAGGCGGATCCCATACATCCACAGGAACTTACACTTAAGTTCCACAAACTAGACGGAAATCATCCCTCTTTTTACCACTCTCACTCTGCTTCTCCTGAATTTTCTTCTGATAATCCACATTATTATCCAAGAAAATGGTGAGCAAACAACAACTATTCAACCAGACGAAGAAGGTCGTCAAGAAGGCAGCGGCCAACTCTCAACGCCGCCCCTTCAACCCCAACTCTGTCGGATCGAAGATCGGTGCCCAGATTGGTGCCCGCTACGGTCAGGCCGGTCTCGGCATGAAAGCCGGAGACTTTATCAACCGAGTGATCGGGAAAGGAGACTATACAGTAGTCGGGAACTCTCTCATGAGAGGGAACCTGACGAAGAGCTCTCAAATCCCCTTCTTCACTCCGGACGGTAAACGTGGCCTCCGCGTAACCGAGCGTGAGTATCTTGGAGATATCCGTTCCGGCGCTCTCGTCGGCGGATCAACTATCTTCTCGAACAACTCCTTCGCCATTAATCCAGGTCTG